TCATCAGCGAGAACTCAACGTACAGAGAAGCTAAAATAGCGTGTGAGAAGCTATTAAAACAAGTCAGCCATGAGATAGAGCTTAGGGCTCTGGAAAGTGAGACGAGGGTATGAAATGACTAAGGAGACAAAGAGATGTTAGAAGAATTTCTTGAACGTATAGCGAAAAGCCTTGAGTCTATAGATGCAGAACTCAAGGCAAGAAATGAAGACAGAAAGATACTTCTTGATCAAGCTGAACTAATTGAAAAAACATGCTTGGATATCAAAGAAGACCCTTTTGGTCTTAACGGTTTAAAAAGAGAAGCATTAGCTGATAAAGTTAAACGAAAGGAATGACAGACTTAACTTTAGCTGCAAAATCTAAGACATTTTCTATCCGTTCTTTAAGAGTCGGTTCTCTGAACTGATTTTCGAGTCCAGAGATTGCTTCGGTTGTTAGAGACAGGTTATAGAATGAGTCGTCAGCTTTGGTGCCAATTATATATCCATATTTATCTAATTCAAAACATGTATCTAAAATATCCTCTTCAGACCATTCAGACATAATGTTATCTTTCAGATAATTTATGTTTTGAAAGTTTCTTGCTTGAACTTTAGGAACTTCATCTTTGCGTCTAGTTAAATATTCTGCGTACATGGAAGTTAGTAGGAATTTGGCATCATTCGTTAAATTATTCATAACATCACCTCCTTTCTGCTTATATTATAGCAGAATTGCGAGGAACAAATAGAAAAATAAGGAGGTAGGAACGTGCAAGGAGAACGTTTAAGAAAATGGCGCGAGAAAGAGAAAATGTCTCAAGAGGAACTCGCAGAGAAGTCAAATGTTTCTCGAACAACAATACACTTGATTGAATCAGGTCAGTCGTCAACAGTGAAAATTCGAACACTTCAAAAATTAGCAGTAGTTTTTAATAAGCAGGTGAAAGATTTTTTTTAAAGCAAATGTTTAACAAGTTAAACAAAAAATAAGAAAGGAACGATCTTAGTGATGTTTATCGAAATTGAAAATTTATCAGATTTTATAGAATCCGCTAAAGAGGTCATAAAGAAAGCCGAAGAACTAGAAGCTGCTGTTCAACGGCTAAATGAAATGGAACTGGAATTAAAAACCAAGGCGACTGATAAGTAAAGCTTTTTGAGCTTCGGCCAGCATCTCTTTCCAGCTGGAGAATTTGGTTTGATTTGAAACGAATGTGTCTAAGGTTGTTTCATCTGCTTTTTCAAGTTCTTCTGCGGTAGAAATGTTTTCAGGACTTGATTTCAAGAAATCTTCTATGTTGGTGAAATTCGAATTTTCGCGCATAAATCTTTCAGAAAATATTTCATCAAAAGAATATTTGTGAGTTCCTGAAACTGCCTGAGCGTTTTTAGATAACTGTTTGAGGTTTTTCTCAAACCCATCCATTCCTTTTATCTTAAAAGACATAGGACTCACCTCCTTTCTGCTTTTATTATAGCAGAAAGAGATTGAGAAAAATAGAAAGGAGAAAGAATGATTGAAAATAAGCGAAGTGAAAAACAATGCTTTTTACCAATTTCCGCAATGGTTGCTAGATGAAGAATACAAACGTTTGAACCTGAGAGCAAAAGTAGTCTACATGTTGATTTTTGATAGACGGACATTATCTATTCAAAATAAATGGCACGATGAAAAAGGAGACGTATTTGTTTACTTCACAAATAAACAGTTTATGAGTTTACTTAATTGTGACGAAAAAACTGTAATCAAAGCAAAAAGAGATTTGCAAGATTTTGGCTTACTGAAGGAAGTTCAACAAGGAGTTAACAAGCCTAATCGTCTTTATATTTCCGGAACTGGAAAAATTACAGGTCAAGAACTGGAAAAAGTCCAGTCAATCAAGACTGATAATATCAAGACTAACATATCAAGACTGAGCGAACCAGAGGGTGCTGGTGCTAATACTCTATATAGTATAGATGACGCACACGCAGAAAATGATTTGGGAATTGTTCATGATTGGATTTTTTCTGAGTTTGGACGATACCCGACACCGTTTGAAATTGAAGACTTGAAGTCATTCTTAGAAGACCATAACAAAGAGGTTATCAAGTTAGCAATCAAGGAATGTGTCGGCAACGGTAAGCCGTATTTCAAGTATCTCAGTAGCATCTTGAGAGACTGGAAACAGAAAGGGTTGGTCACGGCTGAGTTAGTCGAGAATAGACAGAAGCCTGCTCGGTCAAATAGTAAGTCAAATGGGCGCTTGAAATTGTCAGATGACGGATTTGATCCACGGCTTGGATTTTAGGGGGTGCGTATGCAAGTAGTATCGAGCAAAGAGTTGCAAGAAAGAGCTTTGCAGATTGAGACATTGAAGCAACAATGCCCAAAACATGAAGGGGTCTATATGTGGCGGTCAGTCAATCCTTGCACTCGCAACACGCTGACCTATTGCCCTGAATGTGTTCAAGAGACCATCGACCAGAACGTAAGCGAACAGTTAGCTATTGCGGAAGCTCAAATCAGAGATACGAGGTCTTATTCTCTATTTATGAAAGAGAGTATCATCCCGATCGATTTGAAAAATGCGACTGTCGGGAATTTTGAAATCCATACAGAGCAAGATGCTGAAGCAGTCAATTTCGCTAAGCGTGTCACGGCTGACTATGTGAAAGAGCGATATGAAGGGAATACGATTATCTCTGGACCGCCCGGAGTTGGCAAGAGTCATCTGGCAGTTGGGATAGCGAAGACCTTAAACGAGAGCTTTCAAATGCTTCAAGCTCGCAAGTCGGTCGTGTATATGCCATCCATGGAGCTGTTCTCTCGAATACAAGAGGCTTTTCAATACAAGGACTCGAAATGGGAACAGCGCTCAGTCGTAAAATTTCTACAAAATGTTGATTTCTTGATTTTGGATGATCTTGGCAAAGAGTCGAGTGTTGGGAATGAAATCCGGCACGGCAATAATTGGATGCAAAAAGTTCTGTATCAAATACTTGAAAACAGGACGAATACGATTATCACAACTAATTTTGAGGGCAAGCACCTCAAAGAACTTTATGAGCAGAGTCTCGTTGACAGAATTACGAAAGGAAACATGAAAACAAATGCCTTTAAATTCAGTAAAGACACAGCTTCAAGACGCTCCTTGTCAGCAAGTGACTACTGAGGAACGCAAGCAGATTATTGATCAGTTTGAAAGTCAATTTTACAGACTATCGACTTTGCTCAAGGAACGGTTGCTGATTACGACAGACGAACGGTTCACAAATAAGATGAACGAGCTGACGTATTATGCGACAAATGGAAGCGTCTATACAACATAAAAAGAAAAGCACCTGACGGCAATCAGGCGCATACTTAAATGTTCAACATGATTATAACACAGAAAGAGAGGAAAAGCCAATGGCTTTGGAATTGTTTGGAGAAGATTTCAAAAATGAACTACTGGAGGAGCTTGTCCAGTTGAATGTAAAAGCTATGACTGAAGCTAAACTACGGGTGGCAAGAGGAACGAATTGGGCTTCAATCAAAGATGTTCAAGAAAAGACAGGTTGGGGTCGCAAGAAAATTGAAGATTTCAGAGATGCAGGGAAATTCCGCTATCAGCAAAATGCAAAAGGCGGTAAGTATTTATATGACTTAAACGACGTACTTCGGTTTCAAAGTCAGTTAGCAAAGTGAGGGGAAGAATGAATCTATTAGCAAGATTAAAAAACTGGTTATCTAAAGAAATCAACACTGACTGGAGAATCGTTGCATTAGACTTAAACCAGGCGTTAATTGAGACACAAACAAAATTACAACAAGCGAATCAGCGTATAGCTGATCTAGAAAAAATCGTAGTAATCTACAAGGAAAAGGAGAAAACAAGATGATGGAATACTTATATTTCGTGACAATCGTGGGAATCGGGCTATGGTCGCTGGTAAATAAACTGGATGAACACGCTGAAATGAAAAAACAAGATAGTCAGAGAATAGCGAGTAATGTCGCACGGATGAACCTGAGAAATTCAGACAAGCAATTTACTTATGATGTGGAACCTCCTGTGGGACTAGCAAAAGGTGTAGAAGAAGGAGTTTAAAATGGTGACGATTAATAAACTAGAAATCGAAAATGTCAAGCGTTTTAAACCGGTAGAATTTGCAAGCACCGCTCAACAAGGACACGCTGAAACAGTCGCACCAATTTGGCAAAGTGGATTTTAAAAACCAAAGGAGAACAATCATGAAAAAAACAGAAACTTTTATCGTATTACGTAACAAAAAAACAGGTAACTTTTTATCGAAATACAAAAGCAAAGAACAAACTCTTGCTTATTCGGTAGAATATACAGAAAATTTGGCTCGTGCTGCTAAAAATGAAGTTGAAGCGACGAAAATACAAATTGAAGATTTTGCAAAACTAGCGAATGCATTAAATTGCGAATTGCTAGAAGCGGCTGCAACGTATGAGCTCAAAACACTTGACGGTGAAGAACCAGAATTGATTGAAGGAACTGAAACATCGGATGAAGAAGAATTTAAAAGATTCTTAAAAATGTTAGAAGCTGGGATGGAGGATGTTCATGTTTGATTATGACAGGGATATGATGCAACCACCCGAAGGACGAGAAGAACTCGACCCTAGCGAGTATGTGAATATCGGATGCGGTCGGCGTCGATATGTGGGTGATGAAATATGATTGAAGAATTACACGCAGAAATCGACCGATGGCGGTCTGATTATACACATCTTGGAATTGAGCTTGGGAAAATCATTGACGAGCAACAAGGTATTATTTTGAAATTGCAAAACGAAAACAGACGTATAAAGCGTGAAAATTGGAATTTGAAGAAAACGAAAGGAAGAAAGAAATGACAAACGAACTAGCGCAAACAAAAGGAGCATATTTAACAGATTTACAAAAACTTGACGGAGCAACTTTGAGAAATTTCGTCGACCCAAAACATCAAGCAAGTCCGCAGGAATTGCAGACATTGTTAGCTATTGTTAAAAATCGTAATTTAAACCCGTTCACAAAAGAAGTTTATTTTATTAAATATGGCAACAATCCCGCTCAAATCGTTGTTTCAAAGGATGCCTTTATGAAACGAGCTGAACAAAATCCAAATTATGACGGATTTGAAAGTGGGATCATCTACGAAGACGCAAGTGGAGAATTGCAAAACAAAAAAGGCGTTATCTTGCCAAAAAATAGCACTCTAATTGGTGGCTGGTGTGAGGTTTATCGCAAAGATAGAACTAGACCAGTATATCGTGAAGTAGAGTTGTCAGCATACAACACTGGCAAGAACTGGTGGCAGAAAGCTCCAGGGCAAATGATTGAAAAGGTCGCTATCGTTGCAGCAGTTCGTGATTCATTCTCAGAAGATGTAGGCGGACTCTACACTAGCGAGGAAATGGAGCAAGCGGCACCTACCGATGTAACTCCTCAAGAAAGCCGTGAGGATGTTGTAGCACGCAAGATGACTGAGATTGAGCAATTTAACAAGGAGCAAGAGGCAAATCATGCAGATCCTGAACCTACTCAAGCTGAGGAGCCAATCCGGGGCGAATTGCTAGACGGTGAACTGGAATACTAGGAGGACAACATGCAAGAATTACAAGTAAAAGTAACACAGGCACAGGTTGAAATCATTGACCGTGAGAAATTTGAGCAGAATATCAATGAGGTTGTGACTAAGTATCAAAATTATACAGTTACAGCTGCAACCATCAAGGATGACAAGCAGACACTTGCCGATCTACGAAAATTAGACAAGCAGGTCTCTGACGAGCGTATCAGGAATAAGAAAGTCTTATCTGAACCAGCTGACGAGTTTGACAAGTATGTCAAGAATGCCATCCAGCCTCTAAAAGACATCATCACTAAAATTGCTAGTGATGTCAAAGAGTTTGAAGAACATCAAAAGGCTGTCCGAATTGACACAGTCAAAGGCTACCTAGCCAACAAATCGGCTGAGTACATGCTGGATCCTCGTCTCTTTGATGAAAAGGCCCTTGAGTATGTCAAGGCTAGCGATTTCATGGCTGACGGCGTGACGCTTAAAAAAGCCACTATGAAGTCACTTGATGATATGGTCACATTTGAGTTTCAGAAACAGCAAGAATTTGAAAAGGCTAAGTCAGCTATTTCAGGGTTATGTGCTGAGTATGGCATGACTGACTCACCTTACATTAGACAGCTGAAAGACTTGACGCTTGCTGAGGTCTTTGAACAAATCAAAGTTGACTATGAATTTGAAAAGCAAAAGGAAGAACTCAGACAGGCTCAAGAGCGAGCTGAACGAGAACGTGAGGAACTTTTAGCTCAGCAACAAGATAAACATCCAGAGTTCAGAACAATCCTCGGCTGTCATATCGACGAGGAAACGCAAGAATTTGACCCAGAGACTGGCGAAATCTTGGACGGTGGGCAAATCCCCCAAAATGAGCCCAACGCTCTCAGAGGGGCTGGAAACGACCTGAAACGATATAGCCAAAAAATGACTTTGGAAGTGTATTTTGTAGACACAGCCGAAAAAGACCGTTTCAAGGCTGGTCTAAGTCAACTCGGATTTGATTTTAAGAAAAACTATCAAGTCAGCGGTTATCAACGTATTGAGCCATTAACTCAGGCTGAACTCAATGAGCAATGTGGGTGGTAAGTATGGAAATTAGAGAAATATCTGACAGCGTAGTCATCTACTCGGACGGCAAGAGATTGCAGGTTATCCACGACTTGGGAGATGAGTTCATTTTAGACTTGAACACGGTAGCAGAAGACGCTTTTAACCTTGAAGGTCAGGTGGTCGAGGTAATAAATACCATCGAACCTGTATTCAAGGTTAGCGGATTTTGCTCAAAAATCGGCGAGGGGATGCACCGCTTGCGCTGGGCTATCATGCAATTTGACGAATTTGAGCGATATATCAAGGCCAATCAGGCTGACTTACTTGATTGGTGGGAAAATCCAGGGGGAAAATATGATTAAAACAGTATTTCTATCATCCGACTACCTTCACGAAGAGACGATTGATAGTCAAATAAACAACTGGCTTGCCAAAAATCCAGACATTGAGTTGATTGACATCAAATTTCAATCAAATGTGTCTGCTGTCGCTGACAGTGGAGTCAGTGCTGAATATTGGCATACATCAGCGTTGATTATTTATAAAGTTCCATCTTAAGGACAACTCAAAAACCAACAAGCCGTGCATTCTTGTAAAACTGCGAACTAGAAAGCGTCAGTAAAGGTCATGTGACCTTGGACGAGCGACTGCCCGTATTTAGCCAAACTCACAACAGAGGCAGTCGCATTTTTTAGAAAATAAAAAAATGAAATTTTTAGATTTATTTGCTGGTATCGGTGGATTTCGTTTTGGAATGGAATCGGCAGGTCATGAATGTATAGGATTTTGTGAGATAGACAAATTCGCTAGAGCTAGTTATAAAGCTATACATAACACGAAAGGAGAAATAGAGCTACATGACATCACAGCAGTATCAGATGAGTCTATTCGAAGAATCGGACGTGTGGACATTATCTGTGGAGGATTTCCGTGCCAGGCTTTCTCAATTGCAGGAGCAAGACGAGGTTTTGAAGATACACGAGGAACTTTGTTTTTTGAGATTGCACGGTTCGCATCTATTCTCAGACCTAAATATCTATTGCTTGAGAACGTCAAAGGACTCCTCAACCATGACGGAGGAGCTACATTTGAAACCATCCTCGGAGCCTTGGATGAATTGGGGTACAATATGGAATGGCAAATCCTTAACAGCAAGGATTTTGGAGTACCCCAAAACAGAGAACGGGTGTTCATTGTCGGACATCTTAGAGGAGAATGTACCAGAAGAGTTTTTCCTCTCTCAAAAAGTGGCCGGCAAGCTAATTCAATCAAAAAACAGTACAGCAATACCATTACAACCAGATACGGCAACTCACAAGGCGCAGGAGCGTACATTGTTGAAAGTAAATCGCAGAAAGTGAGGTCTATCGGAAACATCCATCCTTCAGGAAATGGGATGAATGGAGAGGTTTATGAATCAACTGGATTGGCTCCCACACTCACAACAAATAAAGGGGAGGGTGTAAAAATTATTCAAAGAGCACACGGTTATAATCAAGGCGGAGAACATGACATCGCTCCTACTCTGACTAGCAATAGCTATCAAGAGAATAACCTAGTCAAAGTTGTAGACTTTTACAACAAAATCACAAAAGATGAGGTTGGAACATTAACATCAAGTGGGGGAGGTAGCACTGTTCGAGCTGGAAGTTTTGGAATCACCGATGGCTATCGTATTCGCAAACTAACACCTCGTGAGTGCTGGAGGTTACAAGGTTTTCCTGATTGGGCGTTTGATAAAGCGCAAGAGGTCAATAGTAATTCTCAGCTATATAAGCAAGCAGGAAATAGCGTGACTGTGAATGTCATTGCTGCTATCGCAAAGGAATTGGAATGAGGTGATAACTTGAATTTATTTCTTAACGAAGACTGTATGGATGTCATGAAAAAATATCCTGATAACTATTTTGATTTAGCTATTGTAGATCCACCATACTTTTCTGGCCCAGAACAAAGAAAATTTTACGGCCGGAAAGTCAGTCCGATTGGGGTCAGTAGATTGTACGAAGAAACCTCAGAGTGGCAAATTCCAAATCGAGATTATTTCGACGAACTTTTTAGAGTTTCAAAAAATCAAATCATTTGGGGTGTGAACTACTTCGACTATTCTTTTGGGTCTGGACGTATCGTTTGGGACAAAGTTAATGGTCACTCAAGTTTTTCAGACTGCGAGATAGCATACTGCAGCTTACATGATAGCACGCGCTTATTTCGCTATATGTGGAATGGCATGATGCAAGGGAAGTCAATATCCGAAGGTCATATCCAGCAAGGAAACAAGGCTTTGAATGAGGTTAGAATTCATCCAACCCAAAAACCCATCAATCTTTATTTCTGGTTGCTGCAAAACTACGCAAAAGCCGGAGATAAGATTCTTGATACTCATGTCGGTTCAGCAAGTAGCTTGATTGCTTGTCAGGAGTTAGGTTTTGAATATGTTGGTTGTGAGCTTGACAAAAACATTTTCAACTTTGCTCAACTATAAGGACCGTAGCAAGAAATCAATGAAGCTGCAGGCTGTTGCTAAAGTGTCCGAGAACTTCGACCTGAACGTTAAAGATGACGAGGCTGATGCGATTCTGATTGGTTCGTATTTCGTAAGTCATGGCCACGAATTTGGAGATCTGGAAAGCCATAAGATAAGTTAAAGGAGCAGGAAAATGAATAGGCAGGAGTTGATTGAGGCAATCAAAAATGAGCCTTACGAAAAAGGTATTTTTGTGGATACAATAAAATTCAATAGAAATTGGTTGTTAAGAAAAATAGAAGAACTAGACGAACCAGAAATGGGTCACGTAGACGAAGCGCCTCGTTATGTCAAGAATATACTAGCAAGATTGCGAGAATTGCCATTGCATGATCGTGAAGTTTGGCTAAAGGCCATCATGGATGAATTTGAGCAGGATTTTAGTCATGCAAAATGGCGCGAGGGCTACGAGCAGGGCAAATTTGAGGGTGTGGTTGAACGTGAGAAAGTTACCATTCCGCAGTTTGTGGCGGATTGGATTGCCAATGTAAAAAGAAATGGTTTTAAATTCAGAAATACTTCAGGATACTATGAAGAGATAGCACCTAGCGATGATGTGTATCGTGTTATGTACTATATTTTCAAAGAGGGTATTGCGGGAGAAAAAATAAAATCTTGGATCAATGAAAACAGAGATGTTTTCGCTCGTGCTTGGATTGACGGCTACGAGGTCGAGAAAGAACCGAAATATACGGTTATGGTGAAAGGAGTTTTTGGATATGGTCGCTATCTTAATCAACTATTATCATCCAAAGAGTATTTTTTTGCATCAGAAAACGAAATCAGTGGGTATAGAACCAAACACACCCGCAAACAACTTGAAGAAGCAGGTTTCGGCTGGGTGTTTGATTGTGATGGGATTGAGATTGAGGAGGTGGAGTGATGAGCAGGTTAGAACTTGAATACGCTTTATATTATGGTGACACATTTATACTTGTGGGACGATTAAAGAAATTAGCGAAGAAACTGGTTTAAAAAAGAGTACTTTATAAAGGAATGTGTTTGATAAAAATATAGGTGGAGGTGACGAAACATTAAAGAGTTGTTTTTAAATTTACTGGATTGCCGAGAAGCAATTGATATTCCAAGGTTGTTACTTAAAAAATTGTTATCAGAACGACAAGATGAAATACTGAGACGAGTAGATGAAGAATACATAGACAAGACAATTGATCTATTCAGAGATTTTTTTCAAGAGGAGCAAGCCGATCGGAAAAGTTTGAAACAGGATTATACGCCTGACGGAATCAGCGAACTAGTTAGTAGGTTGGCTCCTTCAGGAAATAGCTTGCTTGATGTGTGTGCTGGAACAGGAGCTTTAACAGTCTCTTATTTAGCGAGGCATAAAGCAGATTTCGTACGTTGCGAAGAATTTTCGAGTAGAGTTATTCCATTTCTGTTGCTAAACCTAGCTCTGAGAAATCAAGAGAGCGAGGTCGTCCATAAGGATGTGTTGACTGGTGAAATTTTTGGGATTTATCAAGTTGAGAAAGGAGAAGAATACGGAGCCATAAGAAAAAAAGAACAGCTGGATAATAAACTGTTTGATGTTGTTATTATGAATCCGCCTTATGGAATGGGTTGGAATCCCCCTCAAAACGATGTGAGATTTAATGATTTTGGACTTGCTCCTAAAGCTAACTCTGATTATGCATTTCTCTTGCATGGATTCCACTGCTTGAAAGAGCAAGGAAAACTGTTTGCAATTATGGCTCAGGGGATTTTATTCAGAGATAAGGCTGAGAAAGAAATTAGAAAAAATTTGGTAACAAATGGTTGCGTGAATAAGATTATTACACTTCCCGAAAAGTTATTTCTTGCTACTTCAATTCCTGTTGTCGTTATCGAGCTGAATAAAACAAGAAGTGAAGATGTGTATTTTTTAGATGCAAGTGACGATGTGCAAGTTAGGCCGAAACAAAATATAATGTTGCCTGAACATATTGAAAAGATTGTAACCATTGCTAAAAACAGATTAGTTGTAAAAAAGAAATCAGAGTTAGTAACGATTGATGAGATAAAAGAAAACGATTGGACGCTTCAAAAAAATGTTTATATTGATACTTATGAACCACCAATTATTCCAAAGAGTGAAGAAGTGATGGGAAAATTGCTTGCAGCTATATCCGAGACAAGAAAAGCTGAAGATGAATTTTTACAATTCTTCAAAAAAGATTTAGATGATTTTGTAAAAATTACAGAAGAAGAATATCCCAATCGTCTAGATGTGACTGAAAAACGGTTAAAACCAATACAGGAGCAGTTAGAATTATGGTAATGAGAACTAGAAATATTACAGAGGTTGCACAATTTGAGAGAGCGAATAAAAGCAAAATATATAGCAAAGGTGTTACGTTAATCCAGGTTTCTGCAACAAAAGGAGATGTCCTGCAATTAGAGGAAGACGGACTTGTTGAAAGCAAATATGTCGTCGTTGAAAGTAAATGCCAAATTTTACCAGATTATTTATTTTTTGCAATAAAGCACGCTTTCCCTTCGTTTTTTCATAAGTGGAGAACGGGTCTGAATTTGCAAGTTTCTAACATTGCAAAATTAGAAATTCGGTTTGATGACGATATTGAGGTTCAAAAACAGTTCATCAAAGAAATTCAAGCTATTTTAAAATTAAGAAAAGCTTACGAAGAAGAAATTAAAGCATATGAAGATATTAAAAAAGATATGTTCACAATATTTTTTAATTAAGGTTGAAAGAGGCAACAGATAAGTAGGAATATAAGCGATTTTCAGATTTACCGAGACTCATTTTCTAAAGATTTTCGCAAATTAAGTCTGATACGTACTATCCGATGGTTAAAATCGCTAAGCACTGCACTCGGATATGATTTTGATGAATGCTTTGAGTTAGCATACCAAGAAATCAAAGACCGTAAAGGTCGCTGGATTGACGGAAGTTTCGTGAAAGAGGAGGATTTGTAAAATGAAAAAACCAGGTATTATTATTATTATTGGGGTATTACTCGTAACAATCGTCTCGCCGCTTGTTGTTCAATTTGGTTGGAATGAGATTGTAACGACAATCCTCCCTGTCGGGGAAATTTCGTTTTGGCAGGCTTTAGGAGTAGATGCTTTACTAAGCTTCATAAATCCAACAATCTATAGTGATGAAGAAATTTCAAAACAACTTACCAAAGCTATTTCAAAGATTATATATTTTGCATTTATACTGTGGCTGGCTAGTTTGTTCTTGTGAGGGTATTCATGAAATATTTAAAAATCCTATGTGTTGTTTTATTTGCATCCTTTCGCACGAGGAGAAGTATGTACGGGTCCCTCTCAAAATTGGTGAGGTCGTCAAGATTTTAAACCGATGACAAACAAAAAAGCTAAGACACTCTCTGCCTCAGCTAAATTCTCAATAAGATTATTATATCACAAAAAGGAGATAGAGAGTGAAGGCTAAAGAGCTATTGAAAGAATTACAAGACCTTGACATGGACATTCAAAGCCGTTTAGATGAAATCAATGAGCTTGAGGCTGGCCTGCTCTCAAGTCCTAAGTGGTCCGAGGTTAAAGTAAAAGGTGGGCAGACAAGAAAGATTGATGATGTATATGCTCAGTTGATCACGATGAAGGATGAAATTGAGAAGGACACTAATGTTGTTATCAATCGTAAGCTGGAATTAGGGCGGATGATTAACAAGCTGACAAATCCTAAGCACAGAACAATCCTGAGAATGACTTATATCAATAAAGGTACGGCTGATAGTATTTGTTATGACTTGAAAATGAGCCGTACAACCTATTACAGATTGAAGAATGAGGCAATTTTAGCCTTAGAAGAAGTTATCTAATGTCATAAGTTCAAAATGGGACTATTTGGGACGGCACGGTTCTGAAATTTTGATAGAATGGTAGTATCAAATGTTAGGGCGTTTGGTATCTCCTTTATAGATTCGAGGCTTCGGCCTCTTTATGGCGGTGAAAAAGGATTTGGCAGTTTTATCATGTTGCTCCCTCAAAGCTGCATTCGGTTCGATACCGGACATCGCCGTTAAGACTACACAAAAATAAAAAAGAAAGTATTTCAAAATAGATTTCTGATTAACACGCAAGTCTGTAGTCTGCTTGCGGTAAGAACATAGCTCAAGTGGTAGAGCGGTAGACTTTTAATCTATTGGTTGCAGGTTCGAGCCCTGTTGTTCTTATGAGAGGTCTTACACTAAGTCACACAATCGTGTGGCTTTTTGTTTTAGAAGGAGAAAGGGGATGAAACCAAAAAGGCTTACTGTTCTAAACGGCAGACGAACGGAAGTGGACTACGATAGTCGTAGTGAAGAATATACAAATTATAATCGTACTCGTTGGAAGTATGATAAGGATATTAAAAGATTTTACAATTCATCAATCTGGAAACGAACAAGTCAACAAGTGTTGCTTGAAGCTGACTATGTGTGCGCAATGTGTGGAGATGAAGCAACGATGACCGACCACATTATTAGCGTGAAGCAGGACTGGTCTAAGAGGCTAGATAGGAGCAACCTTCAAGCTAGTTGTAAAAAATGCAATGATAAGAAAGCAATCAAAGAGAAGTATTCTTATTGATTGTGTAATAAATGATAAAAATAGATATCAAAAAGCGAATAAAAACAGAATACAAAATGGCAAACCAGTCAGTAATACACCGTGAATTGTACGGAAATACCCCCTATTATTTATAACGGGGGTAGGTATTGTTCGGATATAAGAACGCTGCCCTCTTCTGTACGAAAAATTCCCTTTTTGAAATATTGGAAGTTATAAAATTTGGTGTAAAGGAGGCAGAAATGGGACGGAAAATGAAGGTTGTCGAAAGCAACAAAAAGCACATGACCAAAGAAGAGAAAATCGCTCGCAAAAGTATACAGGAGAAGGCTTCGGACGGATTGGATGCTTTGCAGTTAACTCCGCCAAAACATTTCGATCCAATTGCAAAAGCAGAATACAAACGAGTCATCAACGATCTGCGAAAGCTACCCCTAAGAAATCTTGATAGGGCTGTTTTAGAAAGCTATTGCACCTGGTATGCAGTCTATAAAGAGGTTTCTCGTGGATTGCAGAAAAAAGGTTATGTTTACGAAAATGAAAAAGGTTCGGTAGTTGCAAATAAAATGTTGTATACGTTAGAGCGTGCGACAACAAACTTAACAAAAGCGGCATCACAACTTGGGCTGACCGTTGATAGTCGCATGAAATTATACGTGCCGCAAGTAGAAGAAAAGAAAGAGAGTATTTTTGATAAATTTGGTAGTTAGGAGGTGATTGTGTGGAAGACGTAGCTTATCAGTATGCTTCAAGAGTCGTAAGTGGAGAAATCATAGCCAGCAAGAAAGTTATAAAAGCTTGCAAGCGCCATTTAAGAGATTTGAAGCGTATGGATGATGAAGACTTTCCATATATTTACTTACCTGACAAGGCTAAGAATCCAATCGATTTTATCGAAATGCTACCTGACGTAAAAACTGGTAAACCATATCCACTGGCCGACTTTCAAAAATTCATTTTATCGAGTTTGTACGGATGGCGGAAAAAGTCCGATATATCAATAAGGCGATTTAAAAAAGCTTTAATCAGTCTGGCCAGAAAGAACGGAAAGACTATTCTCGTTGCAGGGATTGCCCTGTACGAGTTTTTATTTGGTCGGAACCCTACAATGAGCCGTCAGCTGTTTTGTACGGCGAATGACCGCTCTCAGGCTCGTATAGCCTATGATATGATCCGTAAGCAGTTAGACGCACTTAGAGCTCAGGATGAGGATATCAGGAAGGCTACGAAGATAGTCCGTGATGAACTCAGGAATTTAAATGACGAAAGCTACGTGCGTGCGTTAAGTCGTGAGACTGGAGCAGTCGATGGATTTGAGCCATATGTTGGTATCTTAGATGAGTTCGCAGCATCCAAAACCAATGAGATGATTGAACTTCTTGAATCTGGTCAAGGCCAGTTGGATAATCCGCTAATTCTGATCATTTCCACGGCAGGTCTTGATCTTAATGTACCGATGCATACGATTGAATATCCATATATCGAGAAAATTTTGAACGGGGAAGTAGAAGATGATGGATACTTTGCTTTTATCGCAGAACAAGACAATGAAGAGGAGATCGCAGATGAAGCTAACTGGATAAAGTCAAATCCTATACTTGAAGTGCCAGCACTTTACGATAAAATCATGAATTACTTGCGAAAACGTAGAAAGGTATCTCTGGAGACTGGGACTGTGAATGAGGTCTTGGTTAAAAACTTTAATATGTGGCGGCAATCATCAGAAACATCCTACATGGATAAAGAGAGCTGGGCGAAAGCTAAGATTGAAGTGCCCGACACCAGGAAGCGTAGAGTTTGGTTAGGTGTGGACGTTGGTAGGTCTAGCGACTTATTCTCTATTTCTCCAATGATCATGATGGATGACTACTGGTACGCAGATAGTTTTTCATTCGTAGCCACAAAATATGGCTTGATAGCAAAAGAGAAAAGAGATGGTGTTTCTTATACCAACCTTGAGCGAATGGGTGAGTGTGAGATAACTACGCTTGAGAGTGGTGTTATCGATGATGAACGTGTTTTGGAAAAAATCGAGGAAATGGTATATGAGAACGATTGGGAGTTGCAAGGGATATTTTTTGACCCTTACCAGTTTGGTTCGTTATTGACCATGATTGAGAAACGACATCCTGAATGGCCTTTGACACAAATACCACAAACCACTATGGTCTTGAATATGCCTACGAAACAGTTTCGCGATGATGTCCGTCAAGGAAAAATTAAGCATAGCGGGAATCAATTGCTGACCATGGCAATAAACAATGCCTACACTAAAATTGATAACAACGGTATGAGGATTGATAAAAATAAAAACAGTAACAAAATCGACCCTCTGGATGCGTTATTGGATGCGTATGCTGCTTGTTACTTAGAGCCATTCGATGGAACGGGTTACTGGACAAATGAAAAAATCTTGGAAGGAGGTTCGCTATTTTGAAAATACTGGAGCATATCCACACAATATTGCTATTGATAGGCCTTGGATTTTTAATCTATGGCTTTTTCTTATTGAACCAAGTAGCAGGATTCTTGTGTAGTGGAACTATTTTTATCTTGTTAGCCTTGTATATCAGTAAAACAAGGGGGTGAATTAGAAAGGAGGTGAGAAAATAAAATGACTTTTTTTCAATCTTTAGGTTCGTCAAAACTATCTTATGATGACTACATCTCTTCGGTAATCTCTGGTAATTCAAGTCCTGAATATACTGGTATATCTGCCTTAAAAAACAGTGATGTCTTGACTGCAGTATCTATTATTGCTGGAGATGTTGCTCGTTTCCCATTATTGAAAAAAGATTTAATGGGTAACATTGAACCAGATGAAGATATGAATTATCTTTTGAATGTTAAATCCACAAGTAATACATCAGCTCGTCAGTGGAAGTTCGCAATGACAGTCAATACAATTTTGACTGGTAATTCATTCTCACGGATTCTACGTGATCCAATCAATGGCAAGCCATTAGAATTTCAATTCTTTAGACCGTCTGAAACGACTGTTGAGGAAACCGATGACCATGAATTGATCTACACGTTCAGAGACCGATTGAATGGCCGGGAAATTCGTTGTGGGGCTGATGAGGTCATCCACTGGAAATTCTTTAGTCACGATACTATCTTGGGTAGGTCTCCGCTGTTGTCTTTGGGTGATGAAATAAGCTTGCAAAACGGCGGTCTGAATACCTTGATTAAATTCTTTAGAGACGGCTTCTCAAGTGGAATTATCAAGCTTAAAGGCGCTCAGTTGAATGGTGAAGCTAGGCAAAAGGCCCGTATGGACTTTGAAAAGATGCGTGAAGGCTCGACAGGCGGCAGTCCTTTGGTATTTGATGATACCCAGGAATATACACCACTTGAAATTGATACGAATGTCTTGCAGTTGATTACATCTAATAACTTCTCTACAGCACAGATTGCTAAAGCTCTACGAGTTCCAAGTTTCAAACTAGGAGTGAATAGTCCTAACCAATCTGTAGCACAGTTGACTGAAGATTATGTAACGAATGACCTTCCATTCTACTTTGATGCAATCACAAGTGAATTGGCTTTGAAAGTGTTCGACGATAAAGAGCGCAGGAAGTATCGTGTTGACTTCGATACTCGTAGCGTGACTGGTAGAAACGTAGATGAGATTGTAAAACTTGTAAACAATCAAATCCTAACACCTAACCAAGCCTTGATTGAACTTGGTAAGGAACGTTCTACTGATCCAAACATGGACCGCTACCAGTCAAGTTTGAACTACGTCTTCTTGGATAAGAAAGAAGAATATCAAGCAATGAAAGGAGGTGAGATAAAGGATGCCAAAGAGAATCAAGATGAAAGGTCCACTGATTCCAAACAATAGCCAAGAAGCTTACGACTACTTCGGTTTGGAAGCAGTAAGTGCTAAAGCTATCACAGATGCTTTCCCAGAAGACAAAAGCGACATCGTTTTAGAAGTTAATTCCAACGGTGGTTTAGTAACTGTTGGGAGTGAAATCTATACAGCTTTGAAAAGCTATCCAGGGAACGTGACTGTTGAAGTAACAGGAATGGCAGCAAGCGCTGCTAGTGTAGCCATCATGGGAGCTGATAAAGTGCTTATCAGTCCAACGGCTCAGATTATGATTCACAAAGCGTTATATGGCTATGTATCTGGTAATAGTGATGACTTGGATAAAGCTTCTAATGCACTGAAATCCAGCGACCGGGCTATCGTGAATGCGTATGTTGCTAAAACTGGATTGAGTAAAGAAGAAATTCTGAATATGATGAAGAATGAAACCTTCATGTCAGCCAGTGAAGCAGTTGAAAAAGGTTTTGCGGATGAAGTGATGACCTTTGATGATGTTGGTGCCGTAGCAAGCCTAGAGAACGGACTGTTACCACAAGCAGTTATTGATGACTTTTACGCTAACCGTAGCAAGCGTAAGTCAGAAATCCAAAATATGCTACGAGAAATCGAAAAAGAAGAATTACTCAGAGGGCTCTAAGCTCTCTTTTTTATACCCAAAAGGAGAAAAGAAGGTATGTTTAAAGAAAAAATGAAAGAACTTAAAGCGCAGATTGCAAATATCGGTGCTGAAATTGTTAATAAGACAGATGAGTTGAAATCTGTTTTGAACTCTGATGACCTTGAAAAAGCTCGTGAAATTCGTGCTGAAATTGATGCTTTGAAATCTCAAAAAGAAGAAGCAGAAAATAACTTGAAATTATACGAAACTGCAGCAGCTGGTTCTGATGTAAAAACTATCGGACAAACTCACGAGGTGAAAGCTGAAGGTAAATCTTATCGTGAATCTGTAAATGAGTGGGTGCGTACTAAAGGTGCAGTGGCAGATGCTAACTTAAAACTTGAAGGAAAAGACCTTCTCATCCCAATGAATGAAGCTGTTAACCCAACACAAGATGGATTGAAGAAGGCTGAAACTGAAAAAGTAACTAGCAAAGAAATCGTTACTACTCCAATGCGTGAAGTTAAAACAGTTCTTGACCTTAAACAATTTGCTACTATTCATAAAGCAGCTAAAGGTGAAGGTTCATATCCTATCCTTAAACACGCTACATCTAAGATGGCAAGCGTAGAAGAATTGGAAAAGAACCCAAAACTTGCTAAACCAGAATTCACAGATGTACCTTGGAAAGTTAAAACTTACCGTGGTGCTATTCCACTTTCACAAGAAGCTATTGACGATGCAGATGTTGACTTGCTTGCTATTGTTGCTGAAGCAGCTAACCAAATCAAGGTAAATACTACTAATGATGCTATCGCTGGAGTATTGAAAACATTTGAAGCTAAAAATGCAGCAGATTTGGATGCAATTAAAGCTATCTTGAATGTTGACCTTGACCCAGCTTACAATGTATCGTTCGTAGTTTCTCAAAGTTTCTACCAAAAACTTGACACAATGAAAGACAAGAATGGTCGTTACTTGCTTCAAGACTCTATCGTTTCTGCATCAGGTAAAGCCTTCCTTGGCCATCCAGTATTCGTAGTTGCTGATACAGTCCTTGGTGAAGCTGGTGAAGCTAAAGCGTTTATCGGTGATGTACAACGTGCTGTACTCTTTGCCGACCGTCAAGAATTGGGCCTTCGCTGGACTGACAATGAAATTTACGGTCAATACTTGCAAGCAGTTGTACGCTTTGGTGTTAAGAAAGCAGATGCAAAAGCTGGTTACTTTGTAACTATGCCCTAAGGCTCCCCCAGTTATTGGGGGGGTCTCACAATCAGCGGTAACTCTAGCAGTACCAACCGCAAGTAGCACCAAGCAAGAAATCATGGATTATTTAGATAGCAAAGGAATTTCTTACAATTCGTCACAAACTAAAGAGCAACTACTAGCCTTGATTGGAGGTTAGAGCTATGGAAGATAAAAAGAATAGTTTTCTTGAAGAAGTTAAGTTGTATTGCAAAATCGACTATGACTTTGAAGATGAGTTACTACTTGAACTTATCGAGTCAGCTAGAGAGCAGATTTGTTTTGCCATCGATAGCAAACTACAACCCGAAGACTTAGAGTCCTATGCGAAATTCCGACTAGCTGTCAAAAAGCAAGTCAAGGAAGAGTACGAACATCGAGGGATGTCAGCAGACACCATGCGTTATCCATTAGCAAATGGTGTCCTGAACATTATCCATCAACTTAGAACCAGGAGGGAAAGTTAATGCGGACACGTAACATGAATGTCCGCATTACTTTTTTTCAAAGAGTAGGTGGACAAAATGAAGATGGAGAAGTGCTAGATTTCGAAAGAAAGGATCTTTATACTTGCTGGTCTGAAGTGTCAAGAACCTCTATCAAAGATTTTCGCGAAAACGCGACTGTCACGAAAGCTAGTGGGTTATCTGAGCACAAAGACACCAAAACATTCTTGATTCGTCATCTACCAAAGCTGCCGTTTGATAACTCCTGTTTCGTAGAATTTGATGGAAATGAATATCAAATCATTGCTATTGAACGTGACTACTCAAATAAGGAAATTGATTTAATCAAGGGAGTGATGGTGACATGACTAAAGGGTTGGATCTTTGCCTCGAGAACCTTACTAAACTGGAAGCCAAAGCACCTAGAGTTGCTCGTGAAGCTGTAACAGAGGTGGCGCAAGAGTTCAAGAAAGAGCTTGAAGCAAATACTCCTGTCTCTGATGAGCTAACTTTTACTCGATTAAAAGAAGATATAAGAATCAGTAATTTCAAAGGGGGTGGAGATGCACCTTCGAAAGATATTGGCTTTGGTCGTTCTACTGGATGGCGTGCGAAATATCCAGATAGTGGAACAATCTATCAGAAAGCACAAGATTTCGAGGAAAAAACTATTAATGCAGTTACTCCTCGTGCTGAATCAATTTATAAATCAAAAATGAGGGAGGTGTTGAGTAAATGATTGCTGAAACTGAAGCATACAAACTTTTGGTGGCAGATGAAGAGTTAAATAAACTCTTCGATCAGTTTAGGGGGAAGGAATTTCCAGGATACAAACAAGGTATCTTTACTTACGATATTCCTGAAAAACCTACAAACTTAAAACGAAAAGAGCTTGCTCCATTTGCAAGAATTTATTCGACTTATGAAGCACCTCACGAATATGCAGATGACAATGTTATCTCAATGGAACAACGCATCACAATCAATTTTTGGTGCAAAAGCGCTAAACAAGCGGATCAGATTGCTAAAAGAATGGATGTGGTACTTGAAAGTAGTGGATTTGAACGCTACACAGCTAATGAGAAACCTCGATACATGGATGACGATATTGGATTGTTAATGAACGTCCGAAAATATCGTCTTTTTGATTGGAGCGATCTCGAAGAAATGAAAGGAAAATAAATAAATGTCTAAAGTTAAATTTGGTTTACGTGGTTTTGAATATGGGGTTTTGGACAATAAAAACCTCGTCGCAGGTGAAACTAAAAAGATTCCAGGAATTAAAACAGCGAAACTGGATATCACAAATGAATTGAACACTATCACAGCGGATGATGGACCATACGTAGTATTGTCTTCTGGTATCACTGGAACAACTCTTGAGGTATCATGGTTGGATTTGGGCAGTGATGCTCGTAAAGACTTCTATGGTATTACTGTTGAAAACGGTGTTGAAAAATACAACAAGAAGATGACTCCAAACGATATCGCCTGCTTGTTCCGTACAACTGGTGACGACGGTAAAGGTATCTGGGTTGGTCTTCTTAAAGGTAAGTTCTCTCTTCCAGGAATGGACTTGGAAACTAAAGACGGTTCTCCAGAACCTAAGAACGATACTGTGTCTGGTAGCTTTGTAGCTCGTGGAGATGATGATGATGCTCTTGTAATTGTGGTGGGTCGTGAAGATAACCCACAATTCCAAGAAGCTGAATTCCGTAAGCTGGTTTTCCCAAAGTCGTAAGCGGTGCTAGTTCTGAACGAACAGTAACCGCTGGGTCGGGCGCAGTAAGACAAGACGCATAAGAAATAGGCTTGGTTTATCCAAGCCTTTATTTTTTAAGGAGTAAAAATGTTTGAAATTAAATTTAAAAAAGGTGGGGTTCTAAAAGAATTCTCCAAAGATTATGTCAATGTCGAAGATAATCTTCTGGCATTAGAGCACCAAGTACGTCAAACTGCCTTGTATGAAAACAAGGAAGATTTGCTAAATCCTACTAAACATCGTGAGTTGAATGAATCGTATCTTGATATGTTCGTCAAAATGTACGGTGAGCAGTTCGATGCAGATGATTTGAAGAGCGCAAGTGTTGAAACACTCGAAACTTTGAATGATCTATACCTTGCAGCTCTTGGTGGAAAACAAGAAGAAAAAGAGACTCCCGAGGGAAAAAAGAAGAAAAAGGGCTAAGCCCTAAAGAAGCTCAAAATAATTTATTAGTTTGGGTTCAATCGCTAATGAGTCAAGGATATACAATCCATGACATAAAGAGCATGCGTTTATCAGATTTTGATTTGATGGTGCAGGCTTTAGAAACAAAAGAAAGCAAAGAGGAAGAAGAAACAACCCTTGACAAGGCCTTCCCATTCCTTTTTGGATAGAAAGGAGAATGAATGGCAAGTAACATTGGCGAATTAGTCGCCACAGCAACCTTAGATGTCGCTCCTTTTCAGTCAAACGTTGGGAGGTTAAAAACCTATCTAAAGGGTGTTGATAATTCCCTAAAGGCGATGGAGAATAACTTCAAAGGCGCTGGAAAGAATGTCAGCAACTTAAAAGGACTTTTATCGCAAACTGGTTCAGCTCTAAGCTCATATCAGAAGATTTTGAGTTCACAAAGTGAACGATACAATCAATTAAAGGCTAGTATTGGAGATGTGTCTACTGCCACTGCTGAACAAAAGCAAAAGCTAGTTGAAGCAAGTGCCAGTATGACTGCGACTGCTGCTAAAGTTGCAGAATTGCAAAATCGTTATGAACAGTTAGCTAGTTCTATGAGACGAGCTTATATTGACGATAGTGCCTTCACTAAATTTGGTAATAGTGCACGGGAGGTCGGTGAAAAGTTTAGCAAAGTTGGTAAAGAGATTTCTGGTTTTGGTTCTGCTTTAACCCGTGGAGTTACTGCTCCGATTGTAGCAGGAGCTGGTCTTGTAGTGAAAGCAGCTATTGATTATGAGTCAGCGTTCGCTGGAGTTAAGAAAACAGTGGACGAAACGGCCACCGTTTCTTACCAAAAACTATCAGACGGCATCCGTCAGATGGCTAAAGAATTGCCAGCCAGTGCAGTTCAAATTGCAAATGTAGCAGAAGTGGCAGGTCAATTAGGTATTAAGGCAGAGGACATCCTTACATTCTCGCGAACCATGATTGATATGGGAGAATCAACTAACTTGAGCGCCGAAGAAGCTGCGACCGCTATCGCTAAGATTGCGAATATTCTTGGATTAACATCGGACGAATATGGACGGTTTGGGGCATCTGTTGTTGACTTGGGTAACAACTTCGCAACAACTGAAAAAGACATCGTTGAAATGACGAACCGTTTGGCGGCTGGTGGTAAACTCGCTGGACTAACCGCTCCTGAAATCTTAGGTCTTGCAACTGCTATGAGTAGTGTAGGGATTGAAGCAGAAGCGGGTGGTACTGCAATGACTCAAACCCTCACTGCTATTGGCAATGCGGTCTCATTGACCACTAAGGACTCAGCAGACGACCTCGCTTTAATTGCTAAAGTAGCTGGTACTACTTCAGAAGAATTCCAAAAAGCGTGGAAAGAAAAACCTGCTGAAGCTTTGCAAGCCTTTATTAAAGGTCTTAATACGGCCCGTGAGCAAGGCGCGAATATGGACGCAATCTTGATGAAATTAGGCATGACTGGTGTTAGACAAGGAAATATGCTTAAATCTCTGGCTTTATCATCGGATAAAATGAGCGCAGCAGTTGAGCGGTCTAATCAAGCATGGAAAGACAATACTGCTCTGACAAATGAAGCGAATAAGCGTTATGAGACCACTGAGTCTCAATTAAAGATGTTCAGAAACCAAGTGACAGACTTGGCTATTGAGTTTGGCGGGCCTCTTATCAAGGCTCTTAGAAGCGGTCTTGATGCAGTAAAGCCATGGCTGAGCAATCTCGCTGATTTAGCTAAAAAATTCAGTTCATTATCAACAGAACAACAACAAAATATCTTGAAGTGGGGGCTATTTGCAGCAGCATTAGGACCGGCTTTGAAGCTGTTAGGTGGTGGCATCTCAGTCATCGGTGGTTTGGTGAAGGTTATTGGTGGTTTGTCAAAAGGCATTGGATTTTTAAGCGGTTCAGCTAAATATCTTGCAAATTTACCAGTTGGGTTGAATGCTTTAGCTGGATCAGCGGGGGCAGCAGAAACTGCAATGGCAGGTGTATCAACTAGCGCTGGTTCTTTATCTGGTGCATTTGGTGCTCTTGCAAACCCTTTAGGATTGATAGTTGGTAGTATTGCTCTAGCAACTGCAGGACTTGTCTATCTTGGAAACGAGAAAGATAAAGCAAGAATCAAGGTTGAAGAATTTGGTTCACAACTAAGTGATACTGCAAGGGGAGAGTTGAGAAGCTTCCAGAAAACAGTAGATGAAACCAGTGCGGCTGTCGCAAACTTCGGTACTCATGCTGGAGATGCCGACAAGGTTTCTGGAGCTTTTAAAAAACTCTATGAAGAAATAGCTACTGCTGCCGATAAGACCAACAAACGAATGGAAGAGTTGGGGGCTAAGTGGGGTCTTAGTGAGGACGATATTGCAAAAGCCAAGGAAAGAAATGGCCAAGTAGTATCTAACACTGAGTCCATGATGAATCAAATCAATGAGATTTATCAGCGTCATAACGGTGATGCGAGCAAGTTCTCTCAAGAGGAGAAAGAAATCATCCTGAATACCCAGAATGAGATGATTAAAGCTAAACTCTCGATGATGAATCTGTCAGCTGATCAGCAGAAGGCCGCTTTACAAGCTTTGAATGGAGATGTCAGAAGTCTGAATGAAACACAATTGAAGCACACTAAAGATGTTTTAAAACAAGCGCTTGATGAGGAGAAGAAACTCTACGAAAATTCAAAAAGTGAGCTGAAAGAGTTGCTAGACGGAAAGGCTATTGATCAGGAGACTTACAACAAGAAATTGCAAACTCTAGAAGCAAACCACACTCAAACGATGGAAGCTCTGGGCACTAAGTACTACCAGGTTATGAAAGCCATGGATGAAGAGTGGAAAGCTCGGACTCGTTCTAACACTGGTAACAATTACTGGGAAGAAGCCAAGAAAGTTCTAGAAGAATATGGGTTATCTTATGAAGTAATCGGCCAGAAGGCAGCGGAAGCTTCTCGAAAAATGGGTGATTCCCATAGTATCCTTGCTAACTATACTAGTGAGATGAGCAAGGAAGTGAAAGAGGCTAACGATGCCTGGTCGTTGTTGGTCGGTAACATTGACAAGAATGGAAATTTCCAAGTTAAATCCAATGTTAAGGAAGTCATCGGAGAGGCTACTAAGTCTGCGGAAGGTTGGGAACAATTGCAGTTTATCGCTAAAACTGCGGAAATCAACTCAAACGCTCGCGCTACAATCGCAGAGGCTCTTGTCGAATCCGGTAAGTGGAAAGACATGACTCTGGAAGAAAAGCAAGTGATTGTCAAGAACCAAGCTGGTCTACAAGCTATTTTTGATAGTGAAAACCATCTTAAAATTTGGAATAGCATGCCGGCCGAAGTGAAACAACTGCTTTTAGAAAATGCAGATGTGATGAACAAGGCAGAAATAGCTTCACAAGTTCTTTATAATTACGATGCACTCAATCCTAAAACCAAAGAACTTGTGGCAACGGATAAAAATTTCAGAGATGCGGTATCTCGTTCCACAGAAACCTTGAAGACGTGGGACGCTACAACTCCATTTCCTAAAGATTTAAAATTAAATCCTGAAAATGTCTTAAACAATGGTAAGTTATCGATTGATAAGATTATGGAATGGAACCTTGCTAAAGCAGATAATAAGGTATTAAATGCTACAGATAACACGGGTGGAGCAGTAGCAAGCGCGCAAGCAAGTGTGAACTCGCCTACTCAAACATCGCCTATCAGCATCAACGCTACTGATGACACCGAAGGCGCTTCGCAATCGGCAAGCGCTAGTGTAAATGCTCCTTATCAATTATCCCCGATTGGAATCAATGCGTTAGATTTAACCGGGAATCCTTCTTCTACAGCGAGCGCAGGAGTCAATGCTGTTAAACAAAATAGCCCTATAAGCATCAACGCCGAAAATAATACAGGCAGTGTTATCGGTAGCGTGTTGGGAAGCTTGGCATCATTGCCGGCCTTCAAATTCATTGATATCATCACACGGCACTTTACCGAACAACACGCCAAGGGTACGGACAATCACCCTGGTGGTCTTGCAACAGTCAATGACCAACGAGGCACACTTTATAAAGAGTTGATTACATTGCCAGACGGAACATCCTTTATCCCTGAAGGCAGGGACGTGGTCTTGCCCCTCCCTCCAGGTTCAAAGGTTATGCGAGCTGGTAAAACTCGTAGCTTGATGAACCGTTTGGGTATTCCAAACTATGAGAAAGGTATTGGATTTGAAGATACTAAAATTTCTCATCTAAGCAGACGGATTCAGAGCGTTAACATTCGAAATAGTAGTCGTGGATATAAAACTACAGCTTATGCTATTGATAGTTATGGCAATTTTGGAAGCGGTCAAGCTGTTGTAGCTGAATTGGTCAACTTGAAAGAAAGCTTAGAGTATTTGCTTGGTAAATTATTAGACAAGGATTCTAATAATTATCTAGACGGTCAACTTATGGCTGAAAATTCTTATCGTCGCTTCGGCAATATCATGAGAAGGGAGGGAATGTAATGGCCAACTACTTAAAAGTAAATGATTTTTCAACAGCCAATTTCAAAAATTGCGTAGTGACTGATTTTGGCACAATTCATTCTGCCACTCCTCGTTTTTCAGAACAATTGAAGCTGTATGGGATGAATGGAAGCTACAATCAGGAAGAAGGAACTTTTGATAATTACGAGAGAACCATTCGAGTATTTTTCGAGCGGTTTTCAAACTTAGCAACCTTTGTCGAGAAATTCAAGGCAGTTGGAAATCAGTTAGAGTTCAGTTATCAACCTGATTCAATATTCTATGCTGATTTACTCGATACAGAGATAATTCCCAAAGGAATGTATGGTTGGGAATTAGCCATTAAGCTAGATATGCAGCCGTTCAGATATCATAAAGATAGCAAGCCTATTGTATTTACAACATCTGGAACTATCAACAACCCTGGCAGTGTCTACTCTGAGCCAATCATCGAAATCGAGGGAGACGGTGATATCTCCCTCACAATTGGCCGGAAGACCATGTATCTAGCAATTAAGACCAAGGCTACAATCGATTGTAGACAAGGTAAGCAAAATATCTATAATGCTACGGGTGCGGTTCAAAACACTCTCAGAAAGCGTGGAGGGTTCTTTGAAATCCCTCCTGGTAACTCTGGAATTGCCTTCGTTGGAAATGTTCGTAAGGTGACAATCAAACCAAACTGGAGGTATAAAGTATGATTTATTTAACTGAAGGAAACATACCTCTTAATGCAGCCTATGACGATGATATTGTACAAGAAGCAAATAGCACCTATCAATTAACGTTCAAGTTTCCAACAAATAATATCTTGTGGCAGAGACTGAGAGAAGAAAAATTCTTGATAGCTGATGATCTTCACGGTGAACAGAATTTTGTGATTTTTGAGGTTGAGAAGAATCATGGATATATTCAAGTGTATGCTAACCAAGTATTCACCCTCTTGAATAACTATGTGGTCAATCCGATTTCCTTGGATCGAGCGACTGGCTCAACTGCTTTGAGTCGCTTCGCTGGAAGTATCACTCGTGATAATCCGTTCTCGTTCTTTTCAGATATCGACGATAGACACACTTTTAATATTGGCTCTAAGAATGCCATGGAGGCATTTGCGAAAGATAAACACTCAATCCTTGGTCAGTGGGGCGGTGACCTTGTGCGTCATGGCTACCAGGTTCGACTTTTAAAAAATGGCGGTTCAGAGAATGAATCGCTTTTTATGTATAAGAAAAACCTATCTAGCTACGAGCATAAGACCTCAACTAAGTCTTTACGGACTCGCATAACCTTCATCACGACTATTCGTGGCGAGGGAGAAAAGCCAGTCGATAAGCATTACAAAGTGGTTGTCGATAGCCCACTGATTAACAAATACAGTCAGATTTATGAGGATGTTGTAGAGGTCAACGACCAGGACGTAGTAGATGAAGCAACCCTCTTAAAATACGGCAAACAGTATTTCAGAACAACATTGTGCGATATGCTCGAAGACAGCATTGAAATTGATGTTATTGGCCAGAGCGATGTGCCTGTCCAGATGTTCGATGTTGTGAGTGTTTATCATGAGCAGTTCGATTTAGACGTGAGAAAGAAAATCACGAAATACAACTATTCTCCAATGGCTAGAAAATTGAAGAGTATTGGATTTGGTGATTTCAAGTCAGGACTAGCAAACGCAATCAGCAACGCTGTTAATGATGCGGTTAAAAATGAAACTCAGCAATTGCAAGGGCAATTCGCTACACAACTAGCAAAAGAAATCAAGAATACCGACCTCGCTTTTGACCGAAAAAAAGAGGAACTAGTCAACCAATTCACAGACGGTCTTAATGCTGCCAAAGCCAGAGTCGAAGAAGTCAAGAAAAGTCTGACAGATACAATCGACCAGCGCTTCAGTAGTTTCAACAATGGACCTCTACAAGAAGCCAAACGCAGGGCTGAAGAAGCATTGCGAAACGCTGGCGCAAGTACCCTGCTTGCACAGGAAGCCAAGCAGATCAGTGAGCGAGCGAAAGCTGATATAACCAAATTGAAAAACGAGGTTGTTGACGGCTACGTTGGCAAGAACACGTATCAAGAGGGTATTCGTGGGATAGAGCGACGAATTGAGGAAGTGAAGACATCGACAGATGGCAAAATTGCTACTCAAATCGCTGAGTACAAGAAATCAGTAGATGGTCGATTCACAAGTTTATCTTCTCAACTTGATGGCAAAGCGAATCTCATTGACTTTCAGCGTGTTCGAGAAACCAGTCAGCTATACGAGCGTATTATCGGTAGCAACGAGAATGACATTTCGAATAAAGTCGCTCGCATGGCTTTGACTAACCAGCTGTTCCAGGTTGAAGTTGGCAAATATGCCAATGTTGGTGGCCCAAATATGCTACGAAATTCGAGGGCGGACGATGGTCTGAAACATTGGACTGAGGATAATGGCCGTTTAGGTTTCACAGCGCACGTCTTTTATTTCAATGGTCAAAAACGTATGTTTTCTTTGTTGCCAGGCGCGGTTGTTAAAAGCAATCATTTTCTTGTAAAACGAAACGCAGACTACATTTTGAATATTTTAGGTTTTGATAACAACTCGAAATATTTTAGAGTGTATTTCTGCAAGCGTAAAAAAGATTCAAGTATGAATTTTCAACAAAAACAGCTTGTGTTTGATGGAAAATCTCGTTGGGTTGATGGTCCAGTGTTTGACAACTCAAAGGCGGTCAAGAAAACATTCAAATTTAACGTCGGTGACTATGATGACGGCTATTTGCAATTCGAGTACGACCGAAACAACCCAGAAAAATGGGGCGGTCTGTTCATGACTGAGCTTGATTTTTATGAAGGCACGAACGATAGGCTTTGGCAACCTGCTCCAGAAGATGCGACACTTGAGACAGATAAGACGCTTGAAGCAACGCAAACCAAACTGACTTTACTTCAAGGTTCGTTTGCGTTTCAAAATCTGACCAGCGCTGGTTCAATCGTTTCGCAAATCAATGCGACTAACAATCAAATTTTGATTGAAGCTGAAAAAATTCGCTTGAAGGGTAAGACCCTGCTTGATGAATTGACGGCTATTCAAGGTTACTTCAAGCGGTTATTTGTCGGTGAGGGTACAATCGCTAAACTGAACGCTGAAATTATCGGTTCCAGGACCATCACAGCTGACAAGCTGATTATGGACCAAGCAATGGCCCGGATGTTCGTATCAAGTGATATCTTCACGGATACGCTTGCTGCTAAAGAGGCCTTCATCAACAAGCTTCGGTCGGTAGTAGTATCTGCGACCTTGCTTGAAGGTTTTAAAGGTCGAATTGGTGGTTTCCAGATTGGTACGCACGATAAAGACCCGTCAACTTACTGGTTGACTGGTCAGAATCAGTTTTATGTAGGGATGAGTAATGGTGCTGGTAATTGGGGCAAAACAGCTCTTTGGGTCAATTGGGGCACGACTTGGGATGCTCCAGGAAATTATGCTTGGTTCGTTAAAGAATCGGGCGAAATGTTCTGTTACAATCGAGCATATTTTTGGAACACGCCAGTTGTGAATGGAGATCTTCGTGTTACAGGCGATATCTACTACAACAATGAGAATTCAGGTAAATCTGGATACTGGATTTACTCACCTCAGTACAAACAAATCTTTAGCGAGAATGGCTATATGTATTTTATCTGGAGCGGAGGAGGTTCTAGTTGGGTTCCACTCAATAAAGAAATATCAGACTGTAGATATAAGCACAATATCGAAGCTAGTACAGTTTCTGGGCTAGATGTTATCCAGAAGCTTAAAACGTACAGCTATCGCAAAGAATACGATGGAAAAGTTGAGGACATTTCTTGCGGTATTATGGCGCAAGATGTTCAGAAATATGCCCCTGAAGCATTCTATGAGAATCCTGACGGCGCATACTCATATCGCACATTTGAACTAGTGCCTTACTTAATTAAGGCCATTCAAGAACTCAATCAAAAAATACAGAAATTGGAGAAAACAGCATGAACGAAAAAGACCAACAAATCAGCAGTCTAGCGATTAAGTCGCTTGGTGAAAAAGTCGGTAATGAGGCTACTCAATCAGCTACGTTAGAAGCCCTCTACACAGTAACCGCTATGGAGCTTGAGCAGATGAAACGAGTCATCGAATCGGATGAAAAACTCAAGGCTAAATTTGAAGAAGTGAAAGGACAAATGACAAATGGCAATCAGTAATTACGAACTAGCAACCAGACCATATCTTCGTGGTTCGGGCGATAATATCCGAACAGTAGTTGAAATCCGTTTAGAAGATGGGACTCGATACAGTACGAACATGCGTGAGCTAACAGGCGACCGCACGACTGAGCAAGATGACGTCTTGATTCAAGCCGTGCTGGATATTATTAAGGCTGAACTGGATCCGGGTTCAGCAATCGTGAAGGCGCAAGCTGAGATTAAACAAGCAGTACAGACTCTTGCGAAAACAAATACAGACTTGACTGCTAACATAGAGAACCTTGATAACGTCTCAGCAATTACTGAGGTTCTCATCGCTCTTGCAATTGGCCAGAATGGTGGCATGCCAACCAATACATATAGCAAGGTTGCGCAGTTCATCAAGCCACTTGTCAAAGACCATCGTTATGCGAATGGTGACATTGTATCTATGCCTTATCCTTACGATACGAATCCAAAATGGCCAAAAGAAACACCTACAATCTTGAAATTCCAAATGCAGCCATCTGAAGGATACACTTACAAAGAGCAACCTCTTGCCGAAATGCTACAGAAGGGCATTTTGACCGTGGTCATGCCACGAATTGAGTAAAAGGAGGTTATATGCCGATTGAAGAAGCTGAAAAAATTGCTCAAAGCCAGGTTGCTTGGGCGATTTTGTTTATCTTGCTTTTCTTTATTATAATTCGATATCTTATTAAGACCTCGGACAAGCGAGAGAAGAAGATTATGGATTTGCATGAGCAATCAAAGGCTGACTCTAACAGACGAGAAGAGCGTTTGATGACTCATCTTGAAAAAACCACTACAGAATTAACCACAATTACACACACGGTCGGTGACATTCAAAAAGAAATGGTCCGCATGAACGACCGCATGGACGAAATCGAAAAAGGAGAATAACATGCAACAAATCAATGAAATTATCGCAAATGGAGCAATCAGCATTCTTGTAATTTTGGCAGGCGTCGCAGTCAAAGCGATCAAGAACTACCTTGTTCAAAAAGGTGGAGAAAAGACCATCAAAATCGTTGAAATCCTTGCTAAGAACGCTGTCAACGCCGTGGAGCAGGTTGCATCTGAGACAGGCTATAAAGGTGAGGAGAAGCTGGAGCAAGCACGCACTAAAATCCGTGCTGAACTTGGCAAATATAACATTAGTATGACTGATAAGGACTTAGAAACGTTCATTGAATCTGCAGTCAAGCAGATGAATGATAGCTGGAAGGAGTAGCAGATATGGTCAAAATCATCAATAATACAATTTTCAACGGAATTGCAGGCTCGCGTCCAACTGAGAAACCAAAATACTACATCATGCACAATGATGCTGGTTCTATGAGCGCTGAGAGTTATGTGAACTGGTTGCAATCTCGATACGATAATGGCCAGTCTGAACTTGGATTCGCTCATTACTACATCACTCGTGATGCAATCGCTCGTGTTGAAGATACATATAATGGCACTTGGTCTGCTGCGAACTACGATGCTAACATGAACTCTCTTAGCTATGAAGTATGCCAGCAGTTAAGCGCATCAGATGCCGAGTTCATTGAAAATGAAAACATGGTATTACGCCAAATGGCTGAGGATATGATTTATTATGGCGATACTCCAAATTATAGCAACATCAAGTTCCACAATGAGTTTTCAAGTACCTCGTGCCCTGCTCGTTCACTTGAAATGCACGGCGGCTACAATGACAGCTTGCGTGACTATGTGATTGCTAAAATCAAGCATTATCAATCCCTTGGTTCAACCGTTCAAGAAATGCTCGATAATGAGGGTAATCAGGAAGGTTGGAAGAGAAATTCTACTGGTTGGTGGTATGTCAATGCAGATGGAAGCTATCCAACGAACAAATGGCAGAAGATCAACAATGTTTGGTATTACTTTGACAGCAATGGCTATATGAAAGCTAACGCTTGGCACAAGCACTCAGACGGATATTGGTACTACTTGCTCCCAAGTGGGGCAATGGCCACTGGCTGGGCGCTTATTGCTAACAAGTGGTACTACTTCAAAGAAACTGGGGCAATGGCCACTGGCTGGGTCAAATATAAAGACCACTGGTACTATCTCGATGTTAAGGACGGCGATATGAAATCCAAACAATTCATTAAGTCGGCCGACGGATCAGGTTGGTACTACCTTAAATCAGACGGAACAATGGCAGATAAGCCAGAGTTTACTGTTGAGCCTAACGGGCTCATTACTACAAAATAAAACGAAAGGAAAACTTTCAAAATAGATTACACTAAAACCGCAGGCATTTGCTTGCGGTTTTTTGTTTGCTCTTTTTTAAAAATCATGTTATAATACATTCGAGTTATATTTTAGTTCTTGATTAGTAAGAATAAGGTATATCCGCACACAACCTCTTAAGGAGGTGGCGCCCGATTCGGGCGCATTTTTTGTTTAGAAAAATATTTTTTAAAAAATCTAAAAAAATTGAAGAAAAGTGTTGACAATATATAACAAATGTTATATACTATACTTGTAAGATAAATAAAACAAAAAACGGAGGACCTTACAATGAAAACTTTCAACATTATCATCTCTCAATCATCTAATCTTAAAGAACATTCTACTGATTTCGTAGAAAATATCTTGATGACAGTTGAAGCTAAAAATCGTCGTGAAGCTTTAAAGAAAGCTCGTGAATTGCACGAATTCAGTCACAAATGGAAATTCAATATGCGTGACTTGACTGCAATCTCAGATCATCGCAAAGGCTGGAAGCGTCGTTATTTATCAGTAAAAGAAGCGTAAAAAATACCCCCTCAAAAAATGAGGGGGTTTGTAAGATAAATAAGGCGGCAGAGTAACCGCCTAGAAAGAGTATAACATGAAAGTAGATACAAAGCAAATCGAGTGGCTTTTGAAAAATGCTAGTGGTTACCAAATCGCAAAAATGAGCGGTGTTGCCCAACCAACAATTTCAGCTTTAATCAATAAAAAAAGAAGCGTTGAAAATCTCACAATCGAGACTGGTCACAAATTAACCGAACTTGCGAACCAAATGCAGGAAACACCATAAAAAGCCTATTTAAAGGCTTTTTTATTTTCTCTGAAAGTACTTTCTAAAACAAAAAACTTTAAATTTCTTTGTGTTTTCTATTGACAATATATAACAAATGTTATATACTATACTTGTAAGATAAATAAAACAAAAAAGAGGCAAACAAAAATGAAAAAAGTAACTTATGACAAATCAGGAATCATGAAAGACGCTTGGGATATGTTCACACGTAACTATCAAATTTGTGACTTTGAATATGCAGACTTTTCTGGTCGTGAATACTTCGAATATGCTTCATTTGCTGACTGTTTGAAAGAAGCATGGGCGCATGAAAAAGAAGTTGTTGAACGTGTTAACCAAAAATACGCTGACGCTGAAACATCTGAAGAAGTAAAAGCTTGGGATTGGGCTTGCAAAAAATTGGGTGTTGCTTTTGAAATGGACGCTTACACAAAAATGACAAACGTTGAAAACATGGAAAAAGAAGCTTGGCCAGGAACTAGCGTGTGGTCACTAGCTATGCGTGCGGTAAAATTGTACATGGAAGTAGCAGCGTAATAAGTAAAATATGGCAAAATATGATTTGACAAACCAGCATTTCGGTCGTTTGACCGTTCTTGGCGATGTTGGAAAAAGAACTGATCGGGGAAGAGTTCTCTGGCATTGTCTTTGTGAATGTGGACGAGTTACTTTTGTTCGAGGAGACCACTTAAAAAACGAGGAAATCAGATCTTGTGGGTGCTTGAACGAAGAGAAAAACCATAAGCGCTTCAAGGATTTGACGAATACTGAAACAGATAATTTCAAGGTTATCGATAGAGCGTACTCGAAAAATCAACGTGTTTACTGGAATTGTATTTGCAAGCATTGCGGAAATCACATCGAATTACAAAGCAATCAGATAGAGCGATATTCTAGTTGCGGATGTAAGCACAATCGTAGTACGAAAGAGCGAATGGCTGAAATCCGAGATCCTGAGAGTTTGAAAACCACGAAACCGACTGCTAAAAGTACGACTGGCGTTCGAGGGGTATATTACAACAAGCGCAAGAAGAGGTATGTTGCTTATATCAACGTTGATAAGAAGCCAAAATATCTAGGAAGCTACGATTCCTTGGAAGAAGCTACAAAAATTCGACGTGAAGCAGAAGAGGAATACGGATATAAATAGGATATGTGACAATCATCACGGTTTTTGGTTAAAGAGTTATAAAAGGAGTCATAAAATTAAATATAGCTTGACTTAATAATGTGTCAGAGACTCCCACCGGCTCCATTATTCCTTTGCATTCTTTTGCATTCCTTGGTAAAACGTTGTTAAATCAACGTTTTTTATTTTTGTCTTTGGTATTCCTTGGCATTCTTTTGCGAAAAAAGGATACAACAAAGGAGTCACAAACAGACCCTAAAACAGACCTAGTTTTAAAAAAAGCGATACAAAAAAGGATACAACATTTGTTGATCCTAGAAATAATTTTTCTTTTCTACGGAAGACATGGGATTCGAACCCACGCACGCTGTTACACGCCTACCGC